ATCATTAAAATAATGTCACGTCCATTGATTTCGTTGTTAGGCATAATAAATAATTTGTACCAAAATTAAACTTGCTACAATTTATTTTTTTAACCCCTAAATCTGATTAACCTTGTGGGAGTATCTAATTAAAGTCCTGAAGATATTATCACTTGCATTTATGCCCGCTAAATTACTAACCGATTCAACATTAGTTGTTACTACCTGAAAGGCACTAGCGCAAACGGGGTTTTCATCGCTGTTTATTAATTGCAGTATTTGGTTAGCTGCGTCTTCGCTTTCCTTAAACCCATAATTTGCCCCTTTGATGCAAACGTCTATTAAGATATTACATTCTAAATTAAACCTGCCCTTTGCCTTTGTTTGTGATGCGTTACGCTCACCTATTAAAATATATGACCCCATTACATCGGGTGGCACTTGACCGTCATAAACAGGTAGATAAAGCCCTTCAATTAATATCGTGTTGTAAAGGATATTAAAGTAGGCTGGTATGAGGTAATAAAAAATTAGTTTCATTTGAACCTTGCTTTTATTTTTTCAATTAACTTAATCTTGTTTCTAAATATTGGTGCGAAAAAAAAGGGTTGGGCATTCATGTTTATTTGTCTAATGCCTTTGCCCTTGTGTATTGCCGCTTCTTTTTCTAATCCCGCTGGGATGTTCACCAATCCACCAGTTCCAAATTCTTGGTAAGCGGCGTAATTAGTAGCTGCAATTAACTCGTAATTCAATGCCCCTATTTTAGCAAATTGTGTTCTGCTTCTTAATGTTCCGAAGTCCACGGGTGCTAATTGTTTCTGCTCCGCGTTTGTTTCCATAACCATCGCTTGCATGTCTTTATCTATTCCATCACTCATTTCTTTAGTTAAGTTTTTCATCTTAGCCTCAAGCCCTTTAATGCCGTCTAATCTTAAACTTATCATAGCTTTTTACTATATGCCAATATTTCTAAATACTGATAGGCGTTATTAATGTCATGTACGGCGTGTATAGTGTAAGTCCTACTATTGAATGTTATTTGCCAATTGGCGTTAACAGGGATTTCGCTTGTACGGATAGTGAATTTAAACGCATCAAAAAATGTTACTTGAGCCTCGGATAAAGTCCGTGAATTATTTGCCGGCATAGCCTTTACCCATACCTCAGCGTATTCCGAATAACTAACTGCACTTCCACCCCTACCATTTGATGTGGATGTTGGTTGAAGTAATTTGCAGCGGTCTTTTAAATCTCCCGCTACTATTAGATTATTTTTTTTATGGAGTATCATTAGAAACTTCTTTTAAACTTTTGACAAATTGAAACAACGCCACTAGCCCAACCCTGCATTTGTTCGTCACCTCTATTCTCCCAATAGTAGCAAACCTGCATCAAGATCGCTTGTTTTAATAATTCTGGGCATTCAGCAAACCCCGCCGTATAACTAGCTTTAGTATACCCAACTGCGTGTTTGATTGATGGGTAACCCAACCCGATTAAAGTAATTGATTGTGCAACGTCTTGGCTATCTACGAATGTCGGCACGCTTGTTACTGGTCCCATTGGTAGTTCCATCATTCCCTGCGGTGCTTGTAATACCGCAACAATATTTCTAGGTATCAAACTAAGCCCGCAATACTGCTCAACTTTATCCCTTGCGGCCATAATCCAAATACTAAATAAAGCATCCTGTGAAACGCTTGTATTTTCAGCCCTACAGAACGCCTTAGCCTGAGCCAAAGTTATTGGGCCGTTTACATATCCCACTTCAACGTTAGTGATGTCTATAATTTGATTATACATATATTTTCTTTTTTAACCACCTATTTAATTGTTCTAATTTACTCATGTGATGCATTTCTTTGGCTCTATCTTTCGCCTTTTTGGAAGCCGCTTGATATTCTTTTTTTCCGTCTAATTTATTTATTTCTTTCATCCAATCTTCAATATTATCTCTTTGTACAAAAATACCATCTTTCCCGATGTTCTCTTTTAACCCAACGGTGGGTGAAGCAATCACAGGAATGCCCGAACACATCGCCTCGCTTGCTGTCCGCCCCCAACTTTCGTAACTAGATGGCATAAGTAGTATTCTTGTTCGTTTATATGCCTCTCTTATGTCCTGTTGGTTTTCCATTACAGTTACGTTAGGCAAGTAGCCCAACCCGCTTAAAAGGGGTTTATTATCAATATTTAAAATAGTGGGTTTTTCGTCTGTGGAAATAAACTGAGTGCCATAACTCCCAATGACTTGTAAGAACTTTCTTTCGGGCATTCTTTTGGCAATTTCGTGAAATATCTTACCGCCTTTATTTTCGTTGCAATTTATTAAAGTAATGCAATCGCCAGGTTCTACCTCGTAATCTTCAATATTAACACATGGAGGTAAAATAAAGGTATCGTTGTTCGGGAACTGCTTAGAGCCGTGAAAAGAGTTTGCTATTATATTAACGTGACTATGTTCTTCAATTGAAGGGTAAGCAAAGGTATTATGTTGCAGGAAAAATAAAGGCGTTGACCCGCTGAGTAAAATAGCTTCCCTAGTTGTCTCTAAGCTGCAAAAAACTGCGTCATAGGTCCTAAATGCCGAACCCATGCGAGGTATGACCCTAATGCCTTCGTATTCATATTCCTTATCCAATCTTGGTAGCATTATTGTTACCTTATGCTCTTTGTTCAAGTAAGTAGCTATTGACCTTGCAACCATTGTATCGCCCGCCGTGTAGGGTAGGTAATTGGGAAGGTAAAAGAGGATGTTCATTCAACCAAATATACAAAAAAAGAGCCGCATAAATTAATATGCAGCTCTAGTTTTTTAATATAACTTACTATAAAGTTGAGAAAGATGCTGAAGCAGCTAACATCAAATTAATTTCGGTTTGACATTCGATACGAGCGGTCACCTGATTTTTAACAAAGTTATCGTTATTCTCATAACTCAACTCAATCGCCAATCCTTTAACTTGTACTCTCTCGATGTAGTCTTGGTCAATTACCAAAGCCTTACCAGCTGTTGCCCAACTTGCAGCAACCACAGGAACGCCATTGATACTGATACCATTTTGACCACCCAAAGCAACACCACCTGCACTAGCATAATAACCATTAGTGTAAGTGCTTTTAATTAAAGCTGCCATGTCGGTGTAAGATACGATTACAAAAGAAGCGTTGAAATCTAATTGCATTTGATCAGCAACGAAATCAATTATCTTTTTAACCTTATCAGTTTCAGCCGAAGTGTCAACTGTTGCAGCTTGTGATACTGTTGCATAAAACAAAGCATTCTCTTTCTTGTAATAATCCCTCATCAAAAGGCGAGGTAAAGTATTAGTTAAGAAAGGTAATGAAGTTGCCATTTGCTTGGTGAAAGTGGTTGTACCTGCGATATACTGTTGAACGATTTTAACCTCGCTTAATGCGTAAGTATTTTCGCCTTTAGTAGATCCTTCGCTTTGCTTTGCAATGTTGTTGGGTGTTTCTGTTTCCTTGTAGAAAACATACAAACCAGTTTCGGTATTTAAAGTTGGTACCAAATCTCTAAAGTTTACTTTCTGAGAAGGTAAGATCGCTTGACGTGGTCCGTAAGAAGCAACTGGATCGCCGGTAAGGTTGTTTAAACCCATTGCTTTAACTTCGTTGAAATCAAATCTTACAGACTTGTTTTTTCTTAGGTCATTAGTTAGGTCGTTATCCTGCCCTTCCTTAAAATTCATGCCTTCCAATTTTTCAGCAAAAGCGGTGTCGATTGTTTTAATATCGATAACTTTTGAACTTGCTTTACTTGTTACAAACGCATCGTACTGGTCTTGCATTTCCTTCTGAATTGCTTTTAACTCATCGCCTGACTTTGTTTCAGCGGCTAATTTGTACTCAGCTAACTTTGCTTCCAAAGATGCTGTAATTTCAGCTGATTTTGCTTCAGCTTTTTGACTGATTTTTTCAATGTTTTCTGACATTGATTTAATTTCTATTTCTATTTCCTTTTCCATTTTAAATAAGATTTTTAAGTGATAAATTTGATTGTCTTAACGCTTTCAATAATTCACTTTCTGGCGGCTCTACTGCGATTGCGGGTAGGGTGCTTAATTCAAGTATTTTAGATTGAATTTGTTTTATTTCTATTTCAAGAAGTCCGAATGTTTCATCGGTAAATGTTCCTGATTTAAAAGCCTTTGATAACCTTTCCAAACGAGCAACTAAACTATCTTTGTCACTCATTTCAACATAACCCTTTAAGCTTAAAGTAGGCGTTTCAGGATTGGCTCCAAAGAGAACCGCCGAACCTTCGTAAAGCATTACTTCTTGAATGGTTCTAATTCCGCTCTCGTTATTCATAGAACTTTTAATTGTTCTAAACCCAACACTATGCTCGTTAATGCATCCAGCGTTATAAAGTTTAATTGCATCGCTGCCACATTCCGTATCAACTATTTTAGTCACGGCAATTAACATATCGCCTTCAACGTATAATTCACTTGGTTTACCTAATGCGTATTTTGTTTCTGCTCTGTGGTCAACTAATGACCAAATTTGGTTTTTAGCTAGTGGACCGCGCTCGCTTATTGTTTTAGTAAAGCAACCGTAATCCATGATGTCATTATCGAGGTCAACAATACCCATCCGTGACCAACACGCTTTTACTATGCGTTTTTCTTGGTCAACATCGAGTATATTAGCACCTAAATCAATTGACTTGTAATTCATACAACAAAATTACTAAGCCGAAATAATTGTTTTTGAACCCCTAAATAAACGTATCGGATTCTATACTCTCAATCAAACTATCTATTATTTGGGAGGTAATGCTGAATGATGCCGCCATTGCAGCTATTCGCATGAAGACGTTTGATACACCACTTGCGGGAAGATTTGCGCGTAAACTTACAGGCTCGTTATTCTCGTTTTTAATAGGAACAAACACTACGGTGCAGCGGCAATTACAAACATTTCCCGCGCTTCCATTTGGATCGCCTGGGAAACTCATTGCATCAATTGTTTTCGTGGATGGAACTATAAACAATTCATTGAACC